AAGTTGCCGAGAGCGATAATATTTTCACGGGTTGTTGTGACCTTGAAGGCACGAGTTAGAAGCTCCGGCTGTGCTGGCACAGGCTGTTCTTTAGGCTGATCCATAAAAGAAGGTTGCCCATTCATCCTTTGATTAGCCGTATTAAAAGGATTGGGTTGGCTAACTTTGGGTTGTTCTGCTTCTACTTTCTTACGTGCTTCTTCCTGTTCTTTTCGTTCCTGTTCAGCTTTGATACGTGCTTCTTCTGCTGCTTGGGCACGTTCGCGTTGTTCCTTCAGACGATTAGCATACTGGATGGTATTGCCAATGTTCATCGTGTCCATATAGTATGTGCGAAGTACGTCAAAATCATCACCACCAAAGCCTTTAAGCGTTTCAAGATCTTCGTCAACCTTAGCGAAAACCGTTTCAATGTCTGCTTGTACCGCTTTCATGCTTGTGGACTTGTTAAGCCATTCCTGCTTGAAGATTTTCCGAAAGTCGATCAGATTCGTATTTCCATCGTCGAAGTAGGAACGGATAATGGCAAGTTTCTTGTCTTTATACTGCTGTTCGTTCTGCTTGACTACCGTGTCAATCTTGGCAGAGCATTCGCCAATCAATTTTACGGTTTCAGCCACAACATCCTTGAACTCTCCGAAAGGTTTCATAAATTCCTTCTCGATTTCAAGACGTTTTGAGTTGAGAAGTTTGGCCGCCTTGTTGAGAGCAGCTTTATCTCTCTTCGCTTGGTCGATATTGTCATCGTTATAGTTAGATATATCGTACATGGGAAGAGTTGATTTTACCATGTCTCTGATTTGGATCGCATTAGTAGTAAGGCTACCTAATGTTTTTTCACTAACGACCAGTTCAAGATCGCTTTCTTTGATTGCTAATTGTGTGTTCATTTCTCTATATTTTTTATTAGTCCCATCCACCATTATTATACATGGATAAATCGGCAGAATCTAAATCCGTTTTCTGAATAGCTTCTAAAAGTTTTTTCTTGGTTTCCCGACACATGTCATAACCATAGCCTTTGTACCGGTATGTACGCTCCCATGTGCTGATTGGGAAAGGAATATTTTCGTCAATGACCAGCCTCTTCATATGAAGATGTTCGAAGTATTTCTCATGGTAGAGAAGTTTATACTCGTATCCTACTACATCAGTAGATGAGAATGGAAAATAATCATCTTCCTTTTCTTCGTATTTAGGCTCCTTGTAGTAAGCCATTTTTGCCACAGTAAAGTCGAAGCTCCTAAGAATCTCTTCTGGCTTTCCGAACTCTGACTCTATGAACTCTACCCATACCTTTTCTCCCTCTTTCTGGAACGCACATACCTTCTCATTTCTGTACTTAAATCTCCACCCTTCTTTTTGGTGTTTTTCATCATTGAACAAATTGACAGCTTCCTGAAAATCGCTTTCGCTTTCAAAGAATACATCAATATCTTTCACTTTTTCCTCAGAAAGAATATTCTTAAAACATCCACCAGCTATGAACCCTTTGTGGCCTTCCATGTATTTGTCAAGCCATCTTATTTGCCAGAAATTGTCAGGTGTATTTTTCTGATAGTTAGTTTCCATTTCAATTAATTATTTTATCTATCATATCGTTAGCAAGGCGTATACGCCTATCCATCTCCGCGAATATTTTTTCATCCGGCAGGATACGGACGATGTGTATCGGATCGGATTGGTATGGATTATAGGCAATGAAATATACCTCTTTCGCCCCTGTACACATCATGTGTGCCATGCACTGGTAGAAGTATTCATATTTTACGCTTAATAGGGATGCGTTGTCATAAATCTCATTCTTGTAGCGCATGAATGTTGCCTGGTTGGGACATTTTATTTCCAGACAGGACTTTATGCCGGTGTTCTCGTCGTAGTAAAAACCGTCTGGACTGCTGGCAAAATGTGGAATGGTAGGATGTTTGCACGAACCGACCTCCACAATATGCAGACCGGATATTTCGGCATACAGGTTGCGAGCATCCGCCTCTTGTTCGTTGCCCCATCGTATCGCCTTGCTGGTCACTTCCGTTTGCTTGAGATATTCGGCAAACTGGCTATCGTCATTAACGATAGCCGGATTCATTGCCCTTTCTGATGCTATTTGATATATGTAGCTTTTCCCTGTTTCAGAAAAGATGTCCGTGCGCCCGCTTTTCATTAGTAAGCCGACATTGCTGCCTGTGATATTCCCATGACGGGCGCGGAACCAAGCTATCGTATGCTGTGCTGCATTATCAATCATAACAGGGTTTTTTGTGAAGGTTGTTTACTATCCGTCTCTGCTTTTTCAGCCGGGTATGGTTGCTGTTCTTCCATTTTTTTTTGGACGGCTGCTTTGCTTGCCAGATCGGCCAGCTTGTTTTTTGGCTTGATTTCTTCATATTCGACATCCTGTATGTCGTCAGCTTCTTCTTTAGTCAAGAATCCCATGCTGATTTCAGGACAGTACATACGTTGCCAGAATGCAGCAGCACGATAAGTAAGCATAAGGCTTGGCATTGTAACCCACTTGCTACCGGTTTTTGTATACCATCCTTCCTTAATTGCCGTTTCAATCGTTATAGGATCGGATTCAAGTGTCTCCCCTGTAGAAAGTTCAGTTGCGTAGGCAATACATTCAATGTTGTCAACATCTGTACCGTCAAACTCTTTTACCACTATGGTATTACGCTTAGCAACATTATCCCAAACCGTTTCGTTATATTTGATCTTTCCGACCTTACCGAGACTTCGTTTTCGGTATCGTAGGGATGAATATTTACCACTCATGTTGATGGTAGCAATAAGGAATTTGCTCGACCATGAGGGGTTGCCCTTGACAATGTAAAGGTTTTGCATGACCATCAGCGAATTCACGCCCATACGTGTTGCCATATCAATCGCAATCACACAGTTGCCAACATTGCCTTTATAGGCTTCTGGTACGATTGTGCTTTCCGTGTACATCTTTGCCATGCGTTGCATGACCTCGAACTGTTTCACTATCTGTCCGACCGGAGTAAGTGCAAATTCGGCAGCTTGTTTTGCCTGGGTAATCTGCAGTTCTGTTGTTTGAATCTGTTGTTCCATTATTATACTGTTTTAATGTTGTTCGTTTTTGTAAGCCTCATATACGATGCCGATGGCGGAAAGGATCTCCTCCAGCCTTATGCATTTTCTTTGATAGTCACATGCAATAATTATGTTATTCTGTGCTTCCAATGCGTATTCAACGAGCTCTCCGTGGCTCATCGCCTGCAAGTCTTCTTTTGTTTTCATTTGCTATGTTTTAATAGTTGTACGTGTTCATTTCAAACCTCCAATCTTCTAACATTTCGTCGAATTCTGGATCATTGGTTTCTTCTCCGTCGTAGCAAAGATCGCCGTCCGGGTTCTTGATGTAGATCTCCTTCATTTCCGTTCCTCCTTATGTATTGCATATAATAAGGAAAGGCCACATGCAAAGAAGAGAACAAGGGAATAGTTGTAGAACATCCCGACACCACTGCCTATTGCCATAAGCAAGGCCATCACAAAGATGATTTTGTTTTCTGTTTCCATATCGTTGATTTTTAAATTTGTTTCAAAAAGGAAACCGTATCTACCTGTCACAGGCCGATACGGCGATATTACTACTTATTCTAAACCAATAAAAAATAACTGAGGCCAATCGCGGACTCGATCCGCGTGTAAACCCAGGTGAGCTTTTTAGGCGAGACACGTTGATATAATTAAAATTTTCACCTTGTTTATTTGGCCGCCCAACCATCTCTAAGGCGGAATAAATATTTCTTTCATATCAATGTTTGTTATGTGGCAATACGGTCTTCTTAACCAACCACCGCAAGGATACCCGGATAGGGATTGCCACGAGTTATATAGTATGGAAATAAAAAGAGTCAAAAAAGAAACCGTATCGGCTTGTCGCAAGAGGATACGGATAAGTTGTAAACAATAAAAATTAAAGAATTAGTTGAGTAAAAATTCGTCCCCGGCAGCCGATCCGATCGACAGCTTCGCGCCTTTGTACCGGGTTTTCTTAACTTTGTAGTGTCAAATCAAAAAAATTAAGAAAATGAGCAAGTTTATTGAACTAAATTCTGGGAAAGACAAATTTATCGTGAATGTTAATTCTATTTCTTATGTTGAAAGAAGCGACTTGTCTGGTTCTGTTGTGCATTTTGCCTATTCAAGACCGGATGCTACTGCTGTTTTGTATGTAGATCAAAGTCTTGATCAGATCAGGGAATTAATCGCTGAATAATTCTTTCTTCCGGAAAACGGGGATTCCTATGATATAAAGGGTTGTTACCTGTTCTGCAATGTGCATTTCTTTTTTAAAGGTTTCCCCGATTCTTACTTCACGTAAGCGTTTTGTCTTTACTTCTTTTTGAATAAGTACTTTCATAATCACGTTTTTTAATTCGTTCCCGGAGGCCGATCCAATCAGCAGCGTAGCGCCTTCATGTCCGAGATATATCTTATTCGTAACGACGGTTGACCAACTCCATGACCGAGTAACACCGAAAGGGATCATCTGAAAGATGAACGTTACGCGTCACAACCTCACATCGACAACACCGGTTAAACAACACCGGAAGCGATAACCTCATACAGTTTGTTGCTGATCGATTGAAACGACCCGTCTACCAGCCCAAGCAAAAGCCTATTTACTGGAAGGCAGGATTTAATCCACAATGTTAAAGAACGTCTATATCGGTGCTCCCTGCCGGACTTGAACCGGCGACCTTATCATTATGAGTGATCTGCTCTGACCTGTCTGAGCTAAAGGAGCGGATATCGGAAAACTCCGACGGTTGGTTTATTTTTTCTTTTTGCTCAATTGCCATCTGATGAATATCTCGTCTACACGGCTTAACTCTTTCAGTTGGGCCGTTGGATATTCTATCTTACCCGGTCTTATTATTGGTTTGATAGCTCCTGATCTTCTCCAGCGGAGTACGTTTGCCTGTCCGTATATTCTTTCCGCTCTCCGCTGTGAGATATATTCCGGATCGTCTTTGTCCTCTTTCATGAATGAAGCGAGACGGGCGGCTATATCCGTCACAAACTTGTCGTAGGTGACCGATTTCTCGAAGAATGTTATTTCTGCGTTCATAGGGTTGTTTGTTTTTTTGTTCCCAGCGGAGGC